CCAGTAGGGCTCATATTAATACTACCCGGGGGCCAGTACTCTCCGTTGCTGGGCAATTTGAAATAAATTGCAGGTTGGCGAAAATGTTTGGTTAATGGGTTAGGAGCTTTGGAACTCATGGTTTGAATCCTATAAATAGTTGATATACATATTTATCGGTAAAAACCAATGACAGATTTAAGTGAAGAGTCTCTTCAAAAATTTACAGACGCATTAGAAAAATTCAGTGAGCGATTTGGCTTTGCCACGGATGATCTAAAAAAATCTACTAAAAGTACTAATAAAACATTTGCCAAAGGCAACCAGCAATTAGATACATTGATTAAACGGTTTAGTAAATTAGACGATGGTGTTCTTAAAAGCTCAGACGCTAACAGAAGACAAAGTGCCAGTCTTAGGGAACTTAGAAAAACCACTGACGAATTCTCAGAAGAATTGGGACTAGGCGGTGCAGAACTAGTTGAAGAAATTAAAAAGCTACAGACCAAAGTTGCTTCTGTACAAATTGGTTATACCCTGGGAAAGGCGCTAGGTGATACTGCTGCAAGTTTATATGCTTTTTCTAAAGATATTACCAGTGGCTTGTTAGGCAATTTAACCAGCAATGCCAGCGGATTTAAGATAGCTGCAGACATAATGTCTACAGGAGTTACTTTAGCGGCTGCAGAAGGCAATACCTTGGGCAACACCCTTAAAGATGTTGGTTCATCAATAATGGGATTTGGCAAAAGAGGAATGGTAGCTGGTCTTGCCTTGCAAGGGCTAGGCGAAGTTACAAAATTTGTCGCAGGTGAACTCAGTGCATTGGCCAAAGCTGGTATACAGTTGCTGGCTCAAGAAGCAGACAAGTTAGTTGCTGCATTTAATCAATCTGCAGCTGCTGGTGCATTATTTGCTACTGGTATGGATGGATTTACCAATGCGGCCGCAAATGCCTACTTGACTGTGGATCAATTTTCAAATGTTGTAAAAAATAATGCAGACATAATTACTAAATCTGGATTGGGAATGGCCGAAGGAGCCAAAAGGATTGGCGGAGCATTGCACTCAGGCGGTGATTCAATGAGAATCAGTTTATTAAAATTGGGTTACAGTTTTGAAGAGCAAGCTGGATTGGTTGCTGAAACCATGAAGGATATGACTCAGAACAACGGTCCGCTAAGAGCAAGTAACGCAGAAGTAGCAAGACAAACTCAATTGTATGCTGATAATTTAAGAACTATCACTGCAATCACAGGAGAAGATGCTAAAAAGAAGATGGACAAAGCTAGGGAAGATGCAGCCCAATTGAGATTCCAACAAAAACTGGCAGAAAAAACACCCGAACAACAAGCTGCAGTACTAAGAGCCATGGGAAATATGAATGAAATTCAACGCAAGAATTTTATCGATATGGTAGACTTTGGTACAATAGTTAATCAGCAAGGTGCACTGGCTCAAGCGGCCAGTCAGGGTATGAGTAACCTAGTAGGGGATACTTATAAAGCTTTTCAAACTAATACATTAGATGAATTTAGAGCAAGAGAGCTTAATGCACAGTACAATTCGCAAATACAAAAAGATATGATATCCGGCAGTTTAGCAGTTGGTATTGCTACTGCAGGTGCTGCAGGATCTGCAGATGCTGCTGGGCAAGCGGCAAAAGGATTTGGTGCATTGCTTGAAGAAATAAGACCTGCAACTGCAGAAGCAATTAAATCAGCAGAAGCAAATGTACAACTTGCTAAAAACGCACAGGGATTGTCGCAAACAGTAGCAGATGTTGCAACTCAAACACAAACATTAAAATTATTAGTGCAACGCGATGTTATTGACAGTTTAGGACAGTTTTCTAAAGTGGTATTAGAAACAGTCAAAGGTGTGCGTCAAATGCTTGAAGAAGCAGGAGTTGGTAAGGGCGGTGGAAATAACACTTCCTTTATGGATAGACACGGCAGAACAATGTTGGACATTGGTGCTGGCGCACTCGGAGCAGGACTTGAAGGTACTGTTGGATTACTGGGAGCAGGACCAGTTGGTGCGGCTGCCGGTGCAGTAAGTGGTGCAACAACTGGCACTATGATTGGCGATTGGCTAGCTGATAAGTTAAATTTACCTAAAAAAGCCGACGGAGGCGTTACTTCAGGGCCAAGTATAGCAGGAGAAGATGGCCCAGAAGCAGTTATACCACTTAAAAATGGCAATGTACCTGTGTCAATTGATTTTTCTATGCTGACTAATGCAATGCGTGATCAGACAAAATATCTAGAAAGAGTAGCAGATGCAGTGGAAGATAGTATAGGTATACAGGAAAAAATATTAAAAGCTGCTTATTAAAATTAGGTAAATATCACATAAGGCAGTAATATACTATGGCTTGGAAAAAATATTTTCGAACAGTTAATAACGGGGGAGCAGTTAGTCCCTTGGGCAACGGTTCGGGCGCACAATTTGGTTATAAAAATTACCAAAGCAATTTACCTGAAGTTTATATCGGGCATCCTAATCGAGTTGAACGTTACAATCAGTACGAGCAAATGGATATGGATTCAGAAGTTAACGCTGCTTTAGACATTTTAGCAGAGTTTAGTACACAAAAGAACGAAGAAAACGGCACCGCTTTTAAGTTTTATTGGAAAGAAAAACCCACAGATAATGAAGTTAACATCATAAGAGAACAGTTAACACAGTGGGTAAGTTTGAATGAATTAAACAAACGTATATTCAAAATCTTTAGAAATACCATCAAATACGGAGATCAGATCTTTATTCGAGACCCTGAGAACTTTAAGTTATTGTGGGTTGAGATGGGAAAAGTTGTTAAAGTTATTGTCAATGAAGCCGACGGTAAAAAACCTGAACAATATGTGGTCAAAGATCTTAGCCCTAACTTTCAAAATTTAACTGCTACACAGGTCAACACCAGTGATGTTAGTGTTAATCATCCGCAGGTTGGCGGTAGTTCAGGTGCATATGTGCAACCTAAAAACCCTTATAGCGGCGGCAGTCGATTTACGCACGCTCAAAACGAAAGCACAATTAATGCAGAACACGTAGTGCATTTAACACTAACAGAAGGACTTGACTTTAGCTGGCCTTTTGGTAATAGTGTACTGGAAAATGTATTCAAAGTATTCAAACAAAAAGAATTGCTTGAAGATGCAATTATTATCTATCGTGTGCAACGTGCGCCAGAGCGTAGAATTTTTTACATTGACGTAGGTAATATGCCTAGTCATATGGCCATGGCCTTTGTGGATCGTGTTAAAAACGAAGTACATCAACGTCGTATCCCCACACAAACAGGTGGCGGACAAAATATGATGGATGCCACATACAATCCATTAAGTACCAACGAAGACTATTTCTTCCCACAGACTGCGGACGGTCGTGGTAGTAAAATTGATACATTACCGGGCGGACAAAACCTAGGTGAAATTACTGACTTGCACTTTTTTACCAATAAGTTATTCCGCGGTTTGCGTATTCCTGCCAGCTATTTGCCCACCGGATTAGATGACGGAACCAGTAACGGTAACACATTTAGCGATGGCCGTGTTGGTACCGCATTAATTCAAGAATGGCGTTTTAATCAATACTGTATGCGACTACAACGTATGGTGGTGGAAAAATTAGATTCAGAATTCAAAATGTTCTTGCGTTGGAGAGGTATCAATATTGACGGCGGATTATTTGATCTGCAGTTCAATGAGCCACAAAACTTTGCCAGCTATCGTCAAGCTGAAGTTGATGGTGCCAGAATTGGATCATTTACACAATTAGAAGGATATCCTTACCTTAGTAAGCGTTTCTTGCTAACACGTTATTTGGGATTAACTGAAGAAGAAATGACAGATAACGAGCGTATGTGGAAAGAAGAACAAGGCGATATCGAAAGCGCACCTGCAGAAACTAGCGATTTGCGTAGTGTAGGTATTAGCCCAGGCGGTATGAATACTGATATCGAAAATGCTGAAATGCCGGATCTTGGCGGTGAAGAAGGTGGCACAGTGGGTACAGGTGCACCTGGCGGAGCAATTGGCGGACTCGGTGGCGGACAAACTAATGCAGTCAATGCACCTGTTTGACGGCAAATACGGTAAATATCCATATGCAAATATTAGAATTATTTGAACCAATACCAAAAGGTTATCGTGATGAAAAGTCCGATAATAGCGTTATTCACGCGGACGATACACGCAAAACTCGTCTTACGTTAACTAGGTTAAACAAGCTGCGCATCATGAATGATGTAAGAACTCTTGAGCAAGAAAAGAAATTAGAAACACTACAAACTCAGTACAAAGCACCTGCTGCTGAGGGCGGTGGCGGGCTTGGATTATAATTATACCGTATTTTTCCTTAAAAAACGCCCATTTAACCCTACTTTTGACTAAATTCTGTAAATAACTATACAGAATTCCGTTACATATTTTATAAAAGGAACCGAATATGAACAACTATGAACAATTAATTGAATACATCATTAATGGTGAAGAAGATAAAGCTCGTGAGCTTTTCCACAATATTGTGGTTAGCAAATCACGTGATATCTATGAGTCATTAATCGACGAACAAGATTTAGAAGAAATTGGTGGCAACCAAGTTGAAGAACTTGCTAACCAAGTTTCTGATGACGAAGAAGGAATGCAAGAAGCCGAGGAAGATTTTGATTCAGAAGAGTCAGAAGAAGACGAAGACGGCATGGAGCAAGACGGCGAAATGGGCGACATGGAGCACGGTGAAGAAGAAGGCAATGTTGAAGATCGCGTAATGGATCTTGAAGATGCTCTTGACGAACTCAAAGCAGAATTTGATGCATTGATGGCAGGTGAAGAAGCTGAAGAGCACGATCATCCTGGTATCCACGATGTTGGCGGTCCTGATTCAGAAATGATGGGCGACGAAGACATGGACGAAATGTCTGGTATGATGGAAGCCAAAGACGAAGAAGAGGACGAAGAAGAGGAAGACGACGAAGAAGAAATGTCTGAATCTAAAATGTCTAACAAGAAAGATATGAAAAAAGACTCACGTAAAATGACCGAAGCCGAATGGATTCGTGAATACGTTGAGAAAATTGGCGAGCCTTATAAGGGCGAGTTTAGCAATGGCGAAAGCGGCAACACAGTTGGCGCAGGTGGTGATAAGCCCGCATTGAATTCTAAGAGCATTGTTGCTGGTAAGAATGATATGGGCGGTTCTACTGCTAATATTGCTAAAGGTGGTGCAAACCAAGATCCGGACGGTAAAGCAATTGAGCAACCTAAAAATGAATATGCTAAGAAGCGTGGTGAATTGCCAGGCGCTAACAAATTCAAAAATACCCCAGGCGGCGACTCTGGTAAGACAGCTTACAAAGAGAAAGCATCACGTAGCTTCGGCAAAGGTGATAGCGAGTCTGGTAAGACAGTAGGCTCTGACGGTTCTGTTCCAGTTAACAAGAAGTCAGAAATTGGCGGCAAAATTCGTTAATTGGTATAAGCAATGAACTTACTAAGAGAACATTTAACCTTTGATAACGCTAGAATGGAAGTTCTGGCGGAAGACTCTGCGGACGGCAAAGGTAAGAATCTCTATATGAAGGGTATATTCGTACAAGGCGGTGTGAAGAACGCTAACCAACGTGTATATCCAGTTCAGGAAATTGCTGAAGCTGTTGAAAGTATACACAAACAATTGAAGGAAGGTTATAGCGTCTTAGGCGAACTAGATCATCCTGATGATTTGAAAATTAACCTAGACCGTGTAAGTCATATGATCACAGAAATGTGGATGGATGGCCCTAACGGTTTTGGTAAGTTAAAGATTCTCCCTACACCAATGGGGAATTTAGTTAAAACAATGCTGGAAAGCGGAGTTAAACTAGGAGTGTCCAGTCGTGGTAGCGGAAACGTTAACGAGGGAACTGGCCACGTAAGTGACTTTGAGATAGTCACAGTTGATATAGTTGCACAACCCAGTGCGCCTAATGCATACCCAAAAGCCGTTTACGAAGGGCTTATGAATATGCGTGGAGGCCATAGAGTTCTCGATATGGCAAGAGATGCCGGTGCAAATCAAAAAGTCCAGAAGTATTTGGCCGAGGAAGTAAAACGCCTTATCCAAGACTTAAAAATATAATAGGAGAAGCCAATGTTTGATGCATTGAAACCATTAGTAGATAGTGGCATCATTAACGAGGAAACCAAAGCGTCTATCAACGAAGCTTGGGAATCTAAGTTAACTGAAGCTCGCGAACAAATTCGTGCAGAAATGCGTGAAGAGTTTGCTGGCCGCTACGAGCACGATAAAAGTGTAATGGTCGAAGCTTTAGACAAAATGGTTACAGAAAGTCTCCAAAAAGAAATTCGTGAATTTGCAGAAGAAAAACAACAAGTTGCTGCTGACCGTGTTCGCTTTGCTAAACGCATGAGCGAAAGCGCAGGTAACTTTGATAAATTCTTAGTGGGAACACTATCAGAAGAAATCAAAGAACTACGTAGCGATCGTAAAACTTATCAAGAAAACATCCGTAGACTTGAACAGTTTGTTGTTAACACTTTGGGCGAAGAAATTCAAGAATTTGCAAAAGACAAACAAGATGTAGTAGAAACAAAAGTTCGTTTAGTACGTGAAGCTAAAGCAAAATTAGCAGGCTTACAACAAAAATTTGTTACACAATCTGCTGCCCTTGTTAAAGAATCTGTAGCACAACATCTAAACAAAGAATTGACTCAACTTAAAGAAGATATCCAAATTGCTCGTGAGAACAGTTTTGGCCGTCGTTTGTTTGAAGCATTTGCTAGTGAATTTGCTGTTACTCACTTAAATGAGAACCAACAAATCGCTAAATTAACAAAAGCATTAAAACAAAGAGAGCAACAAATTGTAGAAGCCCGCAAGGTTGTACAAAGTAAAGCTGCACTAGTTGAATCAAAAGACCGTGAAATTCGTATTATCAAAGAATCACAAGAGCGTACAGCAACTCTTAACGAGTTACTGAAGCCTCTAAACAAAGAGAAACAGGCTGTAATGAGCCAGTTACTCGAAAACGTGCAGACCGACAGAATGAAGTCTGCATTTGAAAAGTATCTACCAGCAGTTCTAAATAACTCTGTGTTACCTAAGTCTGAAAAGGCTGTGTTGGCAGAGAGTCGTGTAGAAGTTACTGGTGATAAAACTGCTAAGGTCAGCGCCGAACCCGACTATAATAATGTAGTCGAAATCAAGCGTTTAGCAGGGCTTAAATAAACCCTAATTAGGAGAAAAATAAATGACACAAGCACTATTAGAAGGCCGTTGGGGCGAGACAAAAGATGCCCTGCTCGAAGGTCTAAGCGGTTCTAGAAGAACCACAATGGGTGTAATCCTTGAGAACACTCGTAAGCATTTGGCAGAAAATGCAACTGCTGGCGCAACATCCGCAGGTAACGTAGCAACACTTAACCGTGTTATTCTACCAGTTATCCGTCGTGTTATGCCTACAGTTATTGCCAATGAAATCGTTGGCGTTCAACCAATGACTGGACCTGTAGCACAGATCCATACATTGCGTGTTCGCTATGCAGATACAGTAACAAGTTCGGCAGCAAGTCCATTCGACACTAGCGCATCAGCTGGTGACGAGGCATTGAGCCCATTCAAAATTGCTACTGCATACTCAGGTAGTACTGCTACTGGACGTGCTTCAAGCACAAGTTCATTAGAGGGTCAACCAGGTAAGCGTATCAATGTTCAAATCTTGAAACAAGTTGTTGAGGCTAAAACTCGCAAGTTGTCAGCACGTTGGACATTTGAAGCAGCTCAAGATGCACAATCAATGCACGGTTTAGATATCGAAGCAGAGATTATGGCAGCTTTGGCACAAGAAATCACAGTTGAAATTGACCAAGAGATCCTAGGATCACTACGTTCATTGGCAGCTACTGATTACGCTTTTGACCAAGCCGCAGTATCAGGTACAGCTACATTCGTAGGTGACGAGCACGCCGCTTTGGCAGTGTTGGTTAACCGCGCAGCTAACTTGATTGCTCAACGCACACGTCGTGGCGCAGGTAACTGGGCAGTTGTATCACCAGCAGCTTTGACAGTATTGCAATCTGCAACTACTTCAGCTTTTGCTCGTACAACAGAAGGTACATTTGAAGCACCTACAAACACTAAGTTTGTTGGTACATTGAACGGCGCAATGAGAATTTATGTTGACGGTTATGCAAATGACTCAACTGCAGTTCTAGTTGGATATAAAGGTTCTAGCGAAGCTGATGCAGCTGCGTTCTATTGCCCATATATTCCATTGATGAGTTCTGGAGTTGTTCTTGACCCAAGTACATTCGAACCAGTAGTTGGCTTTATGACACGTTATGGATACGTAGAGTTAACAAATACTGCTTCGTCTTTGGGCAATGCAGGCGACTACTTGAGTGAAATCAGTGTAGCAAATCTTTCTTTCCAATAATATTGGAAAAAAACTTTTTACCCTCGGGATGGGAAGTTACATTAAAGGACCGCAATTGCGGTCCTTTTTTGTTGGCTTGATAAATAATACTAACATAGGAATTTAATTATGTCATTACCATATGGAGTTAAAGTTGAATCAGGTATCGTGGTTGGTCCTGGAATATTTATTGGACTTGGTCAAGGTTCGTCTGGCATCTCTGCACCAGTTGCATCAGATTTTGCGGTAGGCCCTAATCCACCTAACGGACTAGTAGTAGGATATTCGTTAGGATTATCTACCAACATTACAGGTAGTTATAACAGTGTTACTATATTAACTCAAACAGGATCTGGTAGTGCAGTAGTTTCTGGTACAGACATATTATACAGCGGAAGCCCTTCTGGAAATCACAGCACTTTGACTATAACGTATACAGTAACTGGACCAGGCGGAACATCAAATATAGGAACTATTACAGTTGAAAATGGATGTTGTATAGTAGCCAGTGCATTAACTGCACAAGGTTTATGGACATCGAGACAGTACAAAGCACTTAACATTTGGGGTGCAGAAGTACTTGACAAGTCGTTTGCTGGCCGCGCATTGCACAAAGGTTATCACATAATTGCTCCTAAGGTAGTAATACCGGCAATCAAACAACAAGGCACCTTAAAAGCAAAATACTTTAAGTGGAGTTTTGATAACGCTACTAAAATGTTAAGAGGTAAAAAATACGATAAACTTTCAATCGTAAATAGTGCAGTATGGATTGGTGTAATGACTATTACTGGTTTATTTACTAAACAAGAACAAGCTGATAAGTCTTGGAAATCAATTTATAAGGATACAAAATAATGGCAACAATTAATAGTACAATCGATAATTGTGTACTACACAATATATTAAGTAATGCAGCAACTTCACCTGATTATAAAAGTCACGCAGATAAGCTAACTGCATTTGCTAACTTGTTGCCACAATCTGTAGTTGATCAGTATTATACTAAATCAAAACAAATTATAGATAGTAAGAAATATACTCCTGAGCAATTTGCAAGTATGTATCAGCAAAAGATTATTCCTTTAGTTGAAACAAGCGTCGACGAAACAGTATTTGCATCTCAATTATTGAGTCTATTGGATACATTATAAAATTAAAGGAAAAATATAATTAAAAACTAATTAGTATCGATAGATTTTTGCCATTTTAAGTAAATAAGTATGTTCACACTCTGAAATGAGTGTTCTCGGAGCAGCCACTTCGGGTAGCTTAGAACGCTAACATACTATAAAGGAAAATAAAATGGCAAAATTAAAAATCTCTAAAACAACTTCAGTAAGCGGAGTTACTTATCCCCAACCACGTACAGATCGTCAGACTGGACCAGAAACAATTACCAGCAACGGTGTAACAGGTCACCCAGGTAGTGTTGGTGGTATATACACACAAGCTGGAGCACAAATACACGCACAAGTAAACACAGGCAATGGTCCTACTAACGGTAGTATTTTGCGTCAAAAAGGTGCGCACAAGTTTTTATGTACTGACGGTACAAGCAAAAAAGTTTGCAAACTAGTACCAAGTCGTGTACCAGACGGCGGCCCAGGACAAATGAGTATCCCAGTTTACACAACGGTATTCAGCGGCAATATTGCTGACACAGTAGGTAATGCAACATCATCATATTTGTACTATCAAGTATCAAGTATTGTTGGTGATGCTAGTGGTATTAAAATTGGTGCAAACATTCACAACATTCAGCAAAGTATTAACGGTAATGTAGTTATTACAGCCATTAATGCAACAGTTGGTAATATTGGTAATGTTACAGTTAACTTCAGTTTACAAGATGGAGATCCCCCAAGTGGTGTTTATATTATGGAAGCAGGTTTCTTTGCTAGCCGTATTACAAATCGTTGGGTCTATGATTTTAACGGTAACAAATATCGTTATTGGAGTCAGTTACCAACAACTGCAAAACCATACCACGTGGACGCAGCAGCGGGTACTGTAGGTTTTGTACAAATTCCTGATGCTGTATAAAACACAAAAATAAATAATTTTTGATAAAATGCAAATAGGGCTGGTAACAGCCTTTTTTGCTTTGTTGATAACGGAATAAATATCTAAAACAGGATAATTCATGAGCTCGAATGACAATATATCGTCTGGTAATTACAATCTCACCACTTTAGATCCAACTGGTAATGTAGTTGTTACTACTAAAGACTTTGTTATTAACGGTAATTTAATTGTTAATGGTAGTTCAGGATTGGTTACATCAGTGGGACCAACTGGTCCAACAGGCCCAGCAGGACCTGCAGGTCCGTCAGGTAGCCCTGGTCCGTCAGGACCAAGAGGGCCATCAGGACCGTCGGGGCCTACTGGTGCAGGAGTACAAGGACCACAAGGACCAAGCGGCTCATTGGGACCATCAGGACCAAGCGGACCATCAGGACCGTCAGGGCCTACTGGTGCAGGAGTACAAGGACCACAAGGACCAAGCGGCTCGGTAGGACCATTAGGACCAAGCGGACCATCAGGCCCTAGCGGCCCTGCAGGACCAAGCGGACCATCGGGACAATTTGGACAAGACGGTAAACTTGGACCGCAAGGACCACAAGGTCCCAGTGGTTTAGATAGTACAGTACCAGGCCCACAAGGACCACAAGGACCGGCCGGTACTAGCGTAGAAATTCAAGGGTCTGTTGCAGTTTACACTGCACTTCCGAGTTCTGGACAAACATTAGGTTGGGGATACATAACATCTGATACTGGACATTTATGGGTTTATACTGGAACAAGTACAACAGATTCAACACATCATAATGGATTCTTAGATGTAGGAAATATTACCGGACCGACAGGCGCTCAAGGACCGCAAGGACCAACTGGAATTCAAGGAAATACAGGAGCACAAGGTCCACAAGGCATACAAGGAAATACTGGAGCACAAGGACCGCAAGGCATCCAAGGGCCAACAGGAATTCAAGGAAATACTGGAGCACAAGGACCCCAAGGCATCCAAGGGCCGACTGGAATTCAAGGAAATACTGGAGCACAAGGACCAACAGGTGTACAAGGACCAACTGGTGTACAAGGCCCTACTGGTGTACAAGGACCGCAAGGACCACAAGGACCAATTGGACTAGACGGAGCACAAGGATTACAAGGACCGCAAGGACCACAAGGACCATCGGGTCCACAAGGTACTCAAGGAAATCAAGGATTATCTGGTGTACAAGGACCACAAGGACCAACTGGTGCACAAGGACCAAGCGGTCCACAAGGAGCCGCTAGTACAGTACCAGGACCACAGGGACCGACTGGAATAGGCGTACAAGGACCACAGGGACCACAAGGCGTACAAGGGCCAAGCGGATCACAAGGCCTAACTGGAATCCAAGGAAATACTGGAGCACAAGGACCGCAAGGTGTTCAAGGACCAACTGGTGTACAAGGGCCACAAGGTCCTTCTGGTCTTACTTTTACTAATGTATATAGTACTGATACTTTTAGTTTAGCCAATCCTGCTGGATCTCCTACATTTACAGTTAATCAACTTGGAGCTTTTCAAGTTGGTAATAGAATTCGTGTCTGGAACAGTGATTATAACTTTTTTGAAGGCACATTAGCTAATATTAATATAGATAACGGGTATAGTAATTTACATTGGCAAGTAACCAGCGATTATGTAAAAACTTCAGGAGTTCCTAAATCTTTTTGGAGTGTTAGTCTAGTAGGGGAATACGGCTCGCAAGGGCCCCAAGGACCACAAGGTCCAATTGGTCCAATTGGACTAGACGGTGTACAAGGACCACAAGGCACACAAGGACCAAGCGGACCATCAGGACCAAGCGGACCACAAGGCCCCAGTGGAGTCAGTAATGTACCCGGACCACAAGGACCACAAGGTCCTAGCGGAGCAGGTGTTCAAGGCCCAACTGGTGCGCAAGGGCCACAAGGACCATCGGGCCCAAGCGGTCCGCAAGGTCCAAGCGGAGTTAGTAATGTACCCGGACCACAAGGACCAACGGGTATACAAGGACCAACGGGTATACAAGGACCACAAGGCCCACAAGGATTCACTGGATTTACAGGCCCAAGTGGCCCACAAGGTCCAAGTGGCCCACAAGGTCCAAGTGGAGTTCAAGGACCACAAGGCGTTCAAGGACCAAGCGGACCACAAGGATCTGCTAGTACAGTACCGGGTCCACAAGGCGCGCAAGGACCAACTGGTGTACAAGGACCGACTGGAGTACAGGGTGCACAAGGACCAACTGGAGCACAAGGACCACAAGGACCACAAGGAGCCGCTAGTACAGTACCAGGACCGCAAGGACCACAAGGACCAAGTGGTCCACAAGGAGCCAAAGGATCGAGCGGAACTGGAGAATGGTATCCTGTATTTTCTGCAGGTGTATCTACTCCGTATGTTCAAGTAACACCTTATGTATTTGAAAATTATAGTTCAACTCCAGAAACTTGGACAGATTTTATATATTCACAAGAAGGATATGTCAACGGAGCATATACTGCAATAACTCCAATGATTCAAACTTCTCCAAATGTTACATATACTATGTCAGCTGGTTTAACCAGTACTAGTAGTATAACCACAGTAAATGGTTTAGTTGGATCACCTGCAAATAGATATATCTATATAGATTATGGTTTTTACATAACAACAATCAATAATACCGGAACTTATCTTATATACGAAGACGGCGCATATCAAAATGTCACCGGTTCTTGGTCAGCAGGTGATCAGTTGTATGTAATCTATGATGGATTAAATGTCAAGTATTATTATAATAATACTTTGCTTAGAACAGTTGCTAGAAGCACAGGTTCTGCACTACATCATGCTGGTACATTAAAAAGTATCTATGCATCTTATCGTGCTTCTTTTGGACCTAACGGACAGTCAGGAGTACAAGGACCACAAGGACCACAAGGCCCTGGCGGGACAGGACCACAAGGACCACAAGGACCACAAGGCCCAAGCGGAGTAAATGGAACATCAGGCACACAAGGACCGCAAGGCCCACAGGGACCCAGTGGATTAAATGGACCACAAGGCCCTAGTGGATTGAACGGCCCACAGGGACCACAAGGCCCAAGCGGAGTAAATGGAACATCAGGTACACAAGGTCCACAGGGACCCAGCGGATTAAATGGACCACAAGGACCCAGCGGATTAAATGGGCCACAAGGACCGCAAGGACCGCAAGGACCAAATTTAACTGTTAGCAGTACTGCACCTGTCTCGCCTAATGTGGGTGCACTATGGTACAATACCAATACCGGACGAACTTATGTTTACTACGAATCTTATTGGATAGATTCTAGTCCAGCCGAAATGGGACCACAAGGTCCAACAGGACCACAAGGTAGTGCTGGTAATACAGGACCACAAGGGCCTACTGGAGCGCAAGGACCACAAGGACCAACCGGAATAGGCCAGCAGGGATTGCAAGGACCACAAGGTGTACAAGGACCGCAAGGAACTATCGGAGCAAGTACTTGGACACCTGTAGTTAATCCTGCTGGAAATGCGATTCAAAATGGTACAAATGGATTACAATATACCAAAGTAGCAGGAACCAATGGAACGTTTGATACACAGGTATACAGTACCCAAGGTTTTGTTTTTGGTGCGTATGCAAGTGCCAGTGGATCAAGTACTACTAACTTAGGTATAATGTTTGGTCTAAGCCAACAATCAAACCTAACACTCAATGTAGGATCTCCTCCTACACCTGCAATTGATTATGCTTGGTATTTTATTAATGGTACTGCTATTGTATATTTGAATGGAACTAATAGCGGTACACAATTTTCATATATTACATCAGATGTATTTACAATAACATACGATGGGTCTATTGTAAAATTCTTTAAGAATGGAGCGTTTGTTTATTCTGTAGCAAGATACCCTGGTGCTGCTTTGTACTTTGCAAGTAGCTTTACCACATTGAACGGAAGTCTTACTAACATAGCTTTTGGACCAATGGGCACAGGCCCACAAGGACCGAGCGGTGTGCAAGGACCAACAGGACCACAAGGAGTACAAGGACCAACTGGAGTACAAGGACCACAAGGACCAAGCGGTCCTCAAGGAGCAGCTAGTTCAGTTCCTGGGCCACAAGGACCGACTGGGATAGGTGTACAAGGACCGCAAGGACCGCAAGGACCACAAGGAACCGTTGGACCACAAGGACCATCGGGTCCAACCGGAATAGGTGTACAAGGACCACAAGGAACCGTCGGACCACAAGGACCGCAAGGACCACAGGGAGCTGCTGGTAACGGATCTTGGACACCTGTATTAGTTGGCACCGCAGTCCAAAGTACTGCAACTGGCTATACTTTTAGCAAAACAGGTGCAACTACTGCTTACGACAGTCAGGTATATAGTGTACAAGGATATCTAAACGGATCTTTTTGTTCTTTTAGAGCATCTAACACTAATCAAATATATGCTGGCTTGGCGTTGAATCCTACTAGCGGGACTACTCCTGCATATTTAGACTACGGATTTAATTTAGTTGGTGGCACATATATAATATATGAAGCTGGTTCTAGCACTGGTATTACTGGTTCTTATAGTGTTGGTACCATATTTACAATAGTGTTTGATGGTAGTTATGTAAGATATTATGTAAGTGGATCGAGTTCGTCTGTCAGAACTGTAGCGGCTTCTCTTCCATATAATCCATTGTATTTTAGTGCTTTATTTTACCAACAAAATTCAGGAATAAACTCTGCGGTGTTTGGTGCAGTTGCACAAGGCGCAGCCGGGCCACAAGGCCCACAAGGACCAATTGGTCCTATAGGAAATATTGGACCACAAGGCCCAGCAGGCCCAGCAGGCCCATCCGGGCCACAAGGCCCAGCAGGTAGTGCAGGTCCAGCAGGTAGTGCAGGTCCAGCAGGTCCAGCAGGTAGTACAGGTCCAGCAGGCCCAGCAGGTAGTACAGGTCCAGCAGGCCCAGCTGGTCCAGGTCTTCCTACAGGAGGAACAGTTGGGCAAGTATTATTCAAAAATAGTACTACAAATTATGATTACTCATGGAGTTACGGTGCAAGAGACTATATTGCTGTTGCTTGCGGTGACGAGTCTACACCAATCGCAACAGGTTCACCTGTTGTGATGACTTTTAGGTTGCCTTTTGCTTGTACATTATGGCAACCGCCTAGAATAAGTGTAACTACCCCATTATACTCCGGAACTTTGACTGTTGGAATAATATATGGTGGCCCAGTTGCTCCCACTCAGTTATGTAGTATTAGCCCAACTTTGTCTACTGGTGCTTACAGTTCAGTCGGGCAAAATACCCAATTGGCAGTAACATCATTGCCCGATGATACACAAATTCAAATTCAATTGACAGGAACGTACAGCGGTGGAGCTGGCTTAAAAGTAATACTTTATATACAAAAAAATGCTTAACAATTAACCAATTTATCACAATTTATTATGTCATTTTTTATTCAATTTTATGTACCATCCTCAAAAGGGGAAGCAGTATTTAATGTGCCCGGCACATACACTTTTGTGATGCCTAGTTATATAAACACAATATCTGCATTTCTTGTTGGAGGCGGCGGTGCCGGAGGCGCCTCATATGGCGGCGGCGGTGGCGGCGGCGGTACAACTTACGGAAATAATATGTTTGTATCTCCAGGGGCAACTTATACAGTTGTAGTAGGTGCAGGTGGGGCAAATAGTGGCCAAGCTGGTGGTAATAGTTCTCTTTCTGTAAGCGGAACGACTACACCTATGCTAAAAGCATATGGTGGTAGCGGTGGATCTGCAGGAAACAGCAATACTGGTGGTGGGGGTGGCGGTGCTGGTGGGTTTCGTTCGACAATGGAGGCAGGGGGAGTAGGGGGCAGTGCACTTAATTGTGGTTCACCTAGTTTATTTTCAGGTGGTGCAGGAGGTATAGGGGGGACCAACAATCCTCCTAATTTATGTTTTGGGTATCAATACACTTGTGGCAATGGCTCATCAGGTGGTGCAGGAGGAAGCGGCAATAGTCAAAACAATGGCGGTTCTCCAGGAAAATGGAACTCTGGTATGGAATATTACTTTAATGTTCTTGGATATGATGAGAGCTTCTATTATTATGTTACTGCCGGCGGCGCAGCAGCTTGGAATGGTGCACAAGGAGGTGGAGGAATAGGTCTTCATGGGAATATAGCCCCAGCAGGTCAACATGGTTTAACCAATAATCCTGCTAGTACGAACATCGTCAAAGGCGGTACTTATTGGCAGCTAAATGGAGCCTCTGGCGGTGGATCTGGGGGATGCAATGGTGGCAGCTCTTGTGGGGGTAACTACGGCGGCGGTGGCGCTGGAAGTTATGCTGGAGGTTCTGGGGGCAGTGGAGCAGTTA